CGGCTATACTAAGTTCCAAGATAACTCCTTCCCAGATGTACCTTCCGTAGCTAACCGTCTCCTAACCTTCTATGGTGCCCTTAAACACTGTGGAGCTTCCTGTACTGATCAAAATACTCGCATACTACTTAATATTAACTACATCCCAGCTAATACATCTACCTTTGATCCCTTTAAAAAATAACATAAATTTCTCAAGCCTATAAACGATGTAGCACGGACGCAAGTTCCCCCAGCAGTCACGAAATAATGCCAACAAGGACGTACTCAACAGGGATGTAGCCTATTTATTACTTCTTAAACACATAAAAACGCAGTGATCTGTAGCGATTTGCCTGTTTTATTAATTGTAATCGGTGATGAACAGTAAAGAGAAGGGACAATGCAGTGATAGCAGTGAGTCTTATGTTCACAATCGTGTGGGACTAGGTAGACTCAATGATACTGTGTGGGATTGCTGAAATATCATGACAGTCTTATGATTCTGTGGTTATAATAGGTACATGAGAGACAAACATCCAAAGTCAGGTTTCCTCACTAATAACTAATCAGAGTTTACTTAAATGTTTAAATGTGTTATTACTGCTTATTAATTGACAATCGTTTGGAGTTGTATTTGAAAGTTAATAATAATTAACGACAAGATCATTTGTTTCTCATATTATAATTAATTTAATGAGGTTATTATGAATGTAAAGTTCACTGTAGATTATGATCTAATTGAATTAGTTGATGCAATTGGATTAGATTATGATATAGTTAATGCTAAATCAGATGTTATTAGTAATTATAAAGAGATTGAAATTACAGTTGATAACATTGAAGAATTAGTTGATAATGAAGAGTTATATCATTCATTAACAGATGATGAATTATGTGAATACTTATTATCTCCAACATTATGTGAGGGGTTAATATATACACAGAGGATTTATGATTAATTGTTAATTATTATTACTTTGTAATTTGATTACTATTTAATTATTATTATTTATTAATTTAAATTAGTTATTAATTATTATTAATCACAATCATTCACAATCGCCGTAAGAATGGTGAGTCCAACACAAGGACGCATTTATTCCTGGGACTATAGTATAATGGTTAGTACACGTGCCTGTCTAGCACATGGTCTGAGTTCGATTCTCAGTAGTCTCGTTAGAGATTTATTCTCTAAATGTAAACTTATTAAGGTATTAATCTATGTTAGAAATGATTAAAGCCTTGAGAGAGGTGTATGATGTTGAGGACTGCAAGTATATCCTTGAAGGAGGATGTGTTAGCGGTTGTGCTCACTCTCACATTTACTATTCACAAACTAATTCATTTTATGATTTATATGATCATGAGATAATTGATTATGTGAAAGAACAAATGGGTGATAATTATCCTGCTTGTGTATTTGTTGAGAATGATTACGATATAGTTCTTTATAAGAATTCTATTGTATGGTGTGTTATTGAATGTGTCGCATTTGAAATATGTGATGAAGAGTTAATGAAAGAGAGGTTAATCTAATGTTATTCTTATTAGCTCCACTTCCAATTGTATTAACTTATTTAATGATCTTCCATTTCGACGAATGAAAACTAAAAACTATTACTATCAATTAGCAATGACTATTAGTCAGCTACAACAACAAGGTAAGATTGTTACTATTAAACAATTACCTAGTACACTTAATCGGAGGAGAAAATCATGTCTTTAAAATATACATTAAAGAATAATAAGAATGAATTACTGATTGCAGCTAATGATTTACATCAACAATGCACAGTACTAGTTTATTTATTATTACTTACATTTACTATTGGTGTGCTATTCTAAATAGCCACCTTTTTTTTTTGTTTATTATTATTTATACATTCAATCACAATCGCTAATGTTATTATTCACCACCTATTTAATTTCATTTATATTATTAATAGATCAAGGATTATTTAATTTATTAATAGTTTCACAATCTCTTCACAATCAAACAGGGACGCAGATGAGATATGTGGGTTTCCAGACAATCGGTAGCATCTCAGACGAGATCGACTATAATAAGTACATAACAAGGAGGGAAACATGAAGCAAACTTATCAAATGTTCTTTGGTCTTAATACACCAACTGGAACCATCTCACAAGACGCATGGGACGCCTTCCAAGACGTTATAAGTATGTCTTTTGCAGGTTATACTGTACAAGACTGTCAAGGTGCTTGGAAAGGATCTCAGGAGGCAACTAAGTTAGTAACAGTTACTACTAAGTATGAGGATAAAGTTAAAGATGTATGCACAGCATATATTGATACTTTTAATCAAGATGCAGTAGGGTTATTAGTTAGTGCTCCAATGAGATTCGTTACCAAACCATCAGAAGTTTATTAATTTTATTATTCACCAAAGAGGATTTAATCATGAATGTTACAGTTGATCTACCTAATGAAAAGCTTGCAAAGCAATTCTTAGC